ACTATCCTTCTGGTGAGCGTATGAGCACAGAGACCGCCGTCCCTGAAATCAAGTGGCTCGAGGAACGCACGAGCCGCTGGGACGACTTGGTGATGCTCGCCGGCGACCAGGGCGTGCGGGTCACGCCCGAGACGGCGATGAAGACGGGCATTTGGTTTGCCTGTGCTCGCGTGGTGGCCGAGACCGTCGCAAGCCTGCCGCTGCACCTGTACCGCCGTTCGGGCGACGCCGACTCCGTGCGGGCGAAGGACCTGCCGCTGTACCGGGTGCTCGCCAAGCGGCCCAACTCGTGGCAGACCCGCTACGAGTGGGTGGAGGGCATGTGCCTGCACTTGGGGTTCTACGGCTCGGCCTACAACCTGAAGGTGCCCGGTGCCCGTGGCAGCGTGACCGAGCTGCACCCACTGCACCCGTCTGGCATGGAGGTGCGGCAGGAAGATGACCACAGCCTGACGTACCTGTACCGCAAGCCGGGCACGGGGCAGCAGGTGGTGTACCGCGACGACCAGATCATGCACGTCCGGTGGCTGTCGTTTGACGGCGTCAACGGCGCGGTGCCAGTGGACGTGGGCAAGGACGCAATCAGCCTGGCCCGGTCGCTCGAGCAGTACGCCGCCACCTTCTACCGGAACAATGCCCAGCCGGGCGTGGTGCTGCACACTGAGCAGCCCCTGCCGCGTGAGGTACGTGAGCAGCTGCGTGAGCAGTGGAACAACCGGCACCGCGGCCCGTCACGGGCAGGCGAGGTGGCGGTGCTCTCCAACGGGCTCAAGGTCGATACCGTCTCGGCCACCAACCAGGAGAGTCAGCTGGCCGAGCTGTGGATGCAGTCGCTGCTGGCCGTGTGCAGGATTTGGAAGATGCCGCCCCACATGGTGCAGGAGCTGGGCCGGGCCACCTGGGGCAACCTGGCCAGCGAGATGGTGAGCTTTGAGAAGTTCACGATTCAGCCGTGGCTGCGTCGCATCGAAGGGGCCATTGAGCGGGACATCCTCGGCGACGATGACGACCTGTATGCCGAGTTCTTGGTTGAGGGCCTGCTGCGGAGCGACATCACGACCCGCTACCAGGCATATGAGGTCGCCGTGCGAAATGGGTGGATGACGCCCGAAGAGGTGCGGCTGAAGGAGAACATGGGGCCGATGCCGGAAGGCGAGGAGCCCGAGGAGCCGGCCGCGCCGGCCGGCGAGCCGCCGGCACCGGAGCCCGAGGACGAGCCAGACACGGAGGAGGAACCGAGCGATGAGTGAGCATCTGGAAACGCGGGACGTTGCCTTCGAGGCCGACGACGAGCTCGTCGTTGAGACCCGCGCCGATGGGCGGCCGGTCATCAAGGGCTACGCCGTGGTTTACAACCGGCTCAGCGTGGACCTGGGCGGGTTCCGCGAGCGGATCATGCCGGGAGCCTTCGACGGGGTGCTCAACCGGCAGCGGGGCCGCAGTGACCTCGTGAGCTACTACAACCACAACCCCGACATCTTGCTGGGCCGGGAGTCGAGCGGCACGCTCGAGGTGTTCTCGGACGACAAGGGCGTTGGCTACATCGTCACGCCGCCGGCCACCCGGGCCGACATCGTGGAGCTCATTTCGCGTCGGGACGTAAAAGGCTCGTCTTTTACGTTTAGCGTGGACAAGGGCGGCGAGGCGTTCGTGACCGACGAGGGCGGCCGGGCGATCCGCGAGGTGCGGGCCGCCACGATTTACGAACTGGGGCCGGTGGTGCAGCCGGCGTATCCGAGCACAACAGCAGCAGTGGCCATGCGTTCGTTCCAGGCTTGGCTTGCGGAGCAAGTTACACCTGAGTCGATGCCACACTCGGCGAGCGGACCCGACGTGTTTAAGGCATCCATGCGGCTGCGAGCCGCGCGACTCAGGAGCTTCATGCGTGGCAAAGCCCGGTGATCCCTGCCCGAAGTGCGGCAAGGGACGCATCCGTACACGCTCTAGCCACCCGCTCGACGAGCAGCGTCAGGTGCGGTATTTGGAGTGCCAGGCGTGCGACTACAAGACCAAAGCCATCGTCGCTGCACTGCATGTGTGGCGTCGGTCTTTTGTACCGTACAAACAACCTTGATGGCTGAGTGCCATTCGTCCCGTAGCGTGAACGACAGACACGGATCTGTCACCCACTACGGGAGTGCCAAGGATGGCCGCTTCGCTCAACAAGCTTCAAGACCGCGCCGCCGCTGTGGCCGCGCTGCTCGACGACCTGGCCAAGGTTGAGGATCGCACCGAGGCCCAGGCGGCCGACGTTGCGAAGCTCAGCGCCGAGGCGACCGAACTTGAGGAGCGGCTGGCCGTCGAGACCGCCATCGCCGAGAAGGTGGCGTCGCTCCGTGGCAAGGTGGCCGCGACTGCCAAGCCGGTGGCCGTGGAGCCCGAAGCTCCCGTCACCCGCAAGGTGCAGCACATCGGCCGGGTCCGTGGTTTCGCGTCGGCCGACGAGGCCGAGGTCTGTGGCCGCTGGATCCGGGGCTACCTGCTCGGCCGCACCGAGGATCGTGCCTGGTACGAGCGGAACGTCGAGAGCCGGGCGATGTCGAGCAACGACAACGCCAAGGGCGGGACGCTGATCCCTGAGTCCTTTGCGGCCACCGTGATCCGGCTGGTGGATTCGTTCTCGTCCATCCCGCAGCAGGCCAACGTGATTCCGATGTCGAGCAACACGCTCTACATCCCCCGCCGGACCGGCGGCAACACGGCTTACTTCGTGAGCGACAACAGCGAGACGACCGCCAGCGACATGGCGACCGACAACGTGCTGCTGTCCACCAAGGATTGCCGCGTGGCTACCCGCGTTCCCAACAGCCTGATCGAAGACTCGGTCGTGGATCTGGCGGGGCTGGTCGCCCAGGAGTTCGCCCTGGCCCTCAGCCGCAAGATCGACGACGCCGGCTTCGCGGGCGACGGCACTTCGACCCACGGCGGCATCCGTGGCATCCAGTGGCGGTTCGAGAACGAGACCCTGGCTGGCGAAGTCGACTCGGGCGAGGCCAATCTCTCGGCCATCACGGTGGATGACTTCGCTGAGACCATCGGCAAGCTGCCGAGCTACAGTCGCGCGACGGCGGGCTGGTACGTCACTCCGCAGGTCTACAGCACCTGCATGCTGCCCCTGATGCTGGGTGCCGGTGGTGTCTCTGCCGCCGAGCTCTCGGCCGGTGCCAGCGAGCAGCGGTTCATGGGCTACCCGGTGTATTTCAACAACAGCATGCGGACGGCCCCGACGAGCGACCAGGTGATTGCCCTGTTCGGCGACCTGCGGATGAGCACTCACTACGGCCTGCGGTCGCAGATCGCCGTGCGGGCCTCGACCGACCGCTACATCGAGTTCGATCAGACGTACTTCCAGGCCATGTGCCGGTTCGATGTTGTTACCTCGGACATCGGCGACGCCAACACCGCCGGCCCGGTCGTCTCGCTCAAGCTCTGACCCTCTGACATCCACAAGGAGTGATTGAACAATGGACCCTGTAGCGAACACGAAGAGCGTCGTGAGCCTGTCCGCTGCCGCTGGCGTTGCCTCGGCTGGCACTCACACGGTGGCTATCGACTGCCTCGGCTTCGATGCGGTCAGCATCGACGTGGGATACCGCTCGCTTGCCAACACCTCGGCTCCGAGCGTGGTGGCTATCGCCCACTCGGACACCGATGGTTCCTATACGGCGATCAGCGGCTTGGTGCAGGGAACCGACTACACGCTGGCTGGTGTGGCCAACACGGCCACGGTCAACGTGACTCGGTTCAACCTGTCCACCAAGGACCTGCGGCGGTACGTGCGGGTTTCTGTCACGCCGTCTTCCGACGCGACCAGCAACGCGACCAACAACACGGTTGTCGTGGCGGCTCGCCTGGGCAAGGGTGAGGCTGGCGTGGACTCGGCAGCTGACGCCAACGTGGTCACGCTGGTGGTCAAGTAGTTCTGGCTGATTGACGATTCTCCAACCAAAGGAGGATGCCGTGGGCGCGGCGTCACCGGTGGCAGGGATCAACCCTGCCGTATTGGACACAGGCTCCGGGCCGGTTCGCGTCATGTGCGCGATGTCGGTTCCCAGGCTCGGCTGGCAGGACCATATGTTCTGCTGGCCCCGTGGGCTCATTCCCTACGGAATCTCGCCGGTGCGGCTAGAGGGGGCCTTCTGGGGCCAGTGCCTCGAGCGGGTGCTGACCGAGATGATTGAGTTGGACGAGGATCCCAAGGCCCCGCCGCTGTGGATCCTGACGCTCGACTACGACACCATTTTTGAGGGCGACGCCGTCCCACGCATGCTGACGTACGCCACAGCCAGCGATTACGACGTGGTGGCCGCCCTGCAGATGAAGCGCCGCTCCGACGAGCCGCTCTTCACCATGGCGAGCGAGGACGGCCAGCGGCTCGTGGAGGCCCCGCGGGACCACTTCATCTATCACAACGTCGTGAAAGCCAACACGGCCCACTTCGGATTCACGATGATTAGGGCGGCGGCACTGAAGCGGATGCCGCACCCGTGGTTCCTGGGCAAGCCTAACGAGGCTGGACGCTGGGAAGACGGCCGGATCGACGACGACATCCACTTCTGGCAGGTGGCTCAAGAGGCTGGGGTGAAGTGTGGCGTGTGCACCCGGGTGTGCATTGGGCATGCCGAGGTGCATTTCAAGTGGCCTGACAAAAACATGAAGGGCCTCGTGCAGCACCCCGGCGAGTTTTGGGACCACGGCGGCAAGGCACCGGAGCAGGCTTGGAAATGAGCACGACCATCGAAACCGTTCAGGTGCGTATTCGCCGGCCGTTCATGGCTTACAAGGCTGGCCAGGTCATCACGGTGCCGAAGGGCCAGGCCCGCTCGCTCGTCGTGTTTGGCAAGGGCGACCTGGTCGAGGACGAGCCGCAACTGCGGTTCGCAGTGCAGCCTGAGCCGGCCGAGCTCGAGGTGGCGGTGGCCCCGCCGGTTACGCCCAAGCGTCGGGGGCGGAGGCCGAAGTCGTGAGCCTGTTCTACCGCGGCACGATTGCGAGCCGATACCGCAGCCTGGTCGTCAGCACGGCCAGCGGCACCGGCGACCGGCCCATCAGCGTGGCGGATGCCAAAGAGCATCTGCGGGTCGTGGACACGACCGAGGACGACGCCTACATCGGGGCGCTGATCGATGCGGCGACAACGTGGTGCGAGGACTACTGTGACCGCACCTTCGCCGACAAGACGTACACCGTGGCGTTCGATGACTTTTACGGGACCCGCATTGAGCTTCCGCGCCCGCCAGTGCGATTGAACGCGACTGCCGCGAGCGCCACGGTGACTATCTCGTACGTGGACACGGGCGGTGCCACGCAAACACTCACGTGGGCGCAGTCTGGAACCCAGGAGTTCCGCCTAGACCGCGACCACGTGCCGGCTTTGATTTACCCGCTGTACCTGGGCGTGTGGCCAAGCGTGAGGCTCGACGACAAGTCAGTGCAGATCGCGTACTTGGCCGGCTACGGCGGGGCGACCAATGTGCCGACGCCGGCCAAGCACGCCATCAAGATGCTTGTGGGCCACTGGTACGCGAACCGTGAGGCCGTGGGCAACGCCGGGCAGAACGTGCCGATGGGCGTGGCGGCCCTGCTCGAGCCCCTCAAGTGGAAGCAGTACGCATGAGCATCGAAGGCCGGATCGCCGTTGACGTGAGCTTTGCCGACTCGGCCACGAGTGGCGGCGTGCAGTCGCTCAAGAAAATCCAGCTGGCTGACACGACAGGATACACGGCAGGCAGGGCAGTGATTGTCACGGGGACGTGCGGCACAGCCAACGTAACGGTTGCCACGTCGCCTACGACGTTTCGCGACGCAAGCGGCGCGATTGTAGATTTCGACACTGACGCCGGCATCATTCAGCGTTTCGCGTTTTCGGCTACCGGCTCAATGGCGTCGTGCCAGAACCAGGCCGGCGCTCAGGCGTTTTCCTCTGGCGGCCGCGTCAGCGTGACTGACGCTGGCAGCATGCAGGCAGGCGAAGAGTTTGTTATTCGCACCGAGGCCAGCGGCACGTCGGCCTGGACGCTCGTCATCTACGGAACATGAGCCATGCTGAGCGCCGGCATCATGGACCAGAAGGCGACGATTGAGACGCCCACCGAGGGCGTCAACAGCATCGGCGAGCCGACGTTTACCTACTCCACGTTTGCTACTCGGTGGATTGCCCTGCTGCCGCTGTCGGGGG